ACTCCACCTATAAATGCCGCCATTCCTTCTCTACGGGCTATTTGAGCTGCCCGACCATAATATTCTCGTATAGCCCGGCCACGCTCTCTAACAGCTTCTGCCTCTGTTCTAGCCCATTTATCCGTTTGAGCCAAAGTAACTACCGCAGACCCTCCAATCTGAACACCAGAACCTATATACGTCATCTTCTGCCGGGCAGCGAAGCGCTTACCATCATCTTCTATACGTCGAGCTTCTCTACCTGCTTCCCTTTCGAGCCGAATGGCGTCTGCTTCAAGCATCGTAGCTTCGGCCCGTTTGGAACCCATAGCAGAAATGCCCTGGGCGACTCCCATTCCTGCTGACATCAATGCTAACATTCCTGCTGCCGCCATATTAACCTTCTTTCTCCCTATTCATTTGTCGTATCTACAAACGGTACAATTCCCTGAACCGTACAAGGCGCAGGAGTATCCTGGACAATGTAGATATATTGCCGGCGCTCATAATTACTTGCCAGTTCAAGAAATTTCGCTTCCGTTATAAGCTGCGCCGGACGTCCGGTAATAGCCCCGAGATCCCGGTCTTTTAATTCTTCGAGCCGATAGAGTTCAGATCCGTATTTAGTACCCCGTGCGTGGCGAAATAAAAGTCCGAGGCGATTCACTGTCATTATGCGCGACTGAGCAGTACCAGCGAGAGCTCCTATATCGAGCGGCATAGTTTGGATCCTGCCGGTATATTCAAGTCCCACATGTATAACAGTACCATAATTATTTAGCGTGACCGCGCCATCAGTAACAGTAAATGTACCATCATCTGATCCGTCTACTTGAGCGGCTACAGTTTCACCTTCTAAATGTTCAAGTCCCGAAACTGAATTGACAGCCAAAAACCATTTATCACTTTCTATTTCATCTGTTGAATCAAAATCAGTATTGATAGTACAAGTGACTTCCGTTGTAGATACATACGCAGTGATGGTGGCAATACCCGCTTCTTCTCCAGTTACGAATTTCTTAACAATTTTTTTACCTACATCTGAAGCAGAAAAAATTTCTTCAGTAGATGTGAAAGCTATTCCAGTTCCCGTGGTCGCTCCAGGAGTAACCGGAGCTGCTTGTTGGGTATTTAAACTCAAAGAACTATCTAAACGAACAAGGTGTTTTTGTGCTTCATAAAGAAGATTCCGGTATTTATCTTCATCATCACTTTGCGTTCCGGTATAATATTCTTCGGGCTCAGGTAATAAAGCCTCTGCTTCAAAATATTCGACATACCGGCGCGTCACTCCGTTAATCGTTCGTTCAGCTATTAACCATAAACTGTCCATATTATCTGGCTGTGGTTCCCCACAAACAGACAAAATTTGTATATCTGTTCCACTTATTGTATGGCTATGCCACGCATTTATTTCTTCTCCGATCTTAATTGTAACGCCTATAAGTTTACCGCCTGTCGTGACAGCCCATATAATATCCGCTCGTCCCTGTTGTACCGCAAGTTGTTTAAGCCCGGGGGAAGTTATTTCATCTGAAAATATATTAAGATTTTCCGCAGCATAATCATCTGCTAAAAGAGAAAATCCAAACCTATTTAATATCTGACCTCCGCGCTGGACATAAAAAAGAGAATTTCCTATTCGGGCTGGAGCTATATATTTACAACCTAAAAATTCTACCGCTCGAACCTCTACGGCTGTTCCGCTTATCGGATCAGCGTCAGAACCCCCATGAGCTTTATAAACTCCACCAAAAGTACCAATACCTAAAAATCGACTCGTTCCGGCAAACCATTGAATCCTGTCTGCAACATTATTTTGAGAAGATATCGGAAAAATAACCGCATCTTCCGCACTTGATCCTACAGTAAATACATCATAATTCGTCGTACCATCATTATCCGGAGCTTTGCTACCAAAAAAAGTTTCCGGATCATCATCCGTTCCTCCATAAAAAAGACGGCCCCCATAAAAAGCCACCGCTCCCGGCATATTTCCCTCTTTAAATGCTACCCCCGCGGATGCGTATGTAGAATACCCAGAAGTATCTACATCTGCATCAGTAGTGGGATCAGTAAGTTCAAAAGTATTTGTGGCTTTGTTGGCAACTTTAAATAACTGCTCATTTACCTCGGTCATACCTACAACACCATTTATTTCTACAATATCTCCGTTTGAAAAACCATGCGCCGTACAAGTTACTACGCCGGGATTCGCTTTTGTAATCCCGGAAATCGTCTTAGTAAAAGGATCATCCGTACGAATAAAAGTATCTAACGCCCAATCTGCGTCTCCAGATCGAGTAAGCTTACGCGGCTCATAATTCGGGTGTACTATATACATAAGATCTGCTTTTTGGGCAAATTTAAGATCATAAATATCCGCCTCTTCATACGGGGTGTCTATCTCATAAACAGCATCAGTAGCTCCCCCAGTAGTATATGCGGTATACGCAGTAGTATCTATGGCCGTACCATCTACATCAGTAAGAGAAAAAGTATCCGCGTCAATATAGACAACAAGATAATATTTATTATTAAGTTCTGTCATCCCTTCGATTTCGCTTAAATAAACTTCTTCTCCGCCAGAATACCCGTGTGAGGGCACAGTTAAAACTCCTGGATCTGCTTGAGTTATGCCCGTAATAGCATTGAGATTAGTGGCCGGGTACGCAGCGGTAGGCGGTGTAAAATTAGAAGTCCAAATAGCCACTCCCTTACGAATAGCAAATTCATCTATCCAACCAGCAAAAGGATTGTTGCCCGCATATGTTCCTATCTGGGGTGTTCCCGCGGCTGTTATATTCCAGCCGGTTATGTCTTTATCCGTATCTTGCTGTACTCCATCTAAAAATAATCTAATAAAATTACCTTCGCGTACAACGGCTAAATGATACCAAGTGGCGGCACTCATAGTTGAAACAGTGAAAGATATAGGAGTCCCCCAATCACGATAAACTGTTATCGTTGTAGCATTCGATACATAAATTAAAAATCCACTCGAAGAACTACCTAATATCGTATCATTACCCGGAGTTCCCGAAAATCGAACCCGCGTGTCTATTGTAAAATCATCAGTACTTAAATCTAACAGCGTAGAATCACTAATATTAACCCAATCTCCCGAACCATCCAATAAAAGAGAGGAAACTCCAAAAGCTTTCTGTGCCGTATCAAGCTGTGCGTCCCCCTGAAAAGAAAGTGACTGACCGGATTCAGCAGTGTAAGAAGTAGCTCCATCCACGCCATCAAAATGGGAAAGGAATTGAAATTGAGTAGTACCAGCACTGGCCAATACCACACCCCCATCAGAAAAAAATCTTAATTTCTGATCAGAAAAAGCAAGCGCATAAGCCTGTTCATCATTAAAAATAAAAGGATAGAGCGCCGCTTCTTTATTCAATCGAGTATGAAGAACATATTTTGATCCGGAACGAAATTCTACTGGACCCTGCGCTTGTGGAACAAAATTACGGCAAAGAAGAGTTCCCGCTCTATAAAAATTAGGAAGATCTATTCGAGCTAAAAATTTCTTCGATAATTGACCCGCCGCAAAATTGATTAATGAAGCATTAACTTCCATATCTGTACGCCGTCCCCCTTTCTATCTTGCGGTTAGTCATATATCCTTAACGGATCTCTGCCCTCGGCTGTTCCGCTCGAATAGCGCCGGCGCGCCCCTATCACATTACTTCGGGTAACTCTTACTGGCGGCTTATCCTGGCCGTTTATGGATCTGGCTTCGGCCAATGCTTCTGCCAGCATATTGCGGCAATCTGTCCGAAGAGTGGTTTTCCCGGCTACGCCATACGAGAGATTAACTGCAAGCTGAAGCGCAAAAGCTTTTATAAAAAGCGCATCAAATTTCGTTGTATCGTCTTCATCGAAAATATATCCCACTGGCAAAGACGGTACTAATGAGATTGTACCCCCAGACGCATATGCGGTATATGCCGAAGTATCAACATTCGCCGGAGTCGCAGCCTGTGTCTGAAGTTCAAAAGTATTGGTGGCCGCATTATTGACTGTAAAATGAGTATCATTCACTTCAGTCATGCCTACTACATCTTCTATCAAAACAACCTGGCCGTCCGTAAACCCATGATTGGCAGACGTCACTACGCCCGGATCTGCCTGAGTAATTCCGGTTATGGTTTTTTCAGCCGGGCCACTAAAATTATCGCTCGTAAGAAGATACTGGTCCGTCTCCAAGTCGTAGAGTTTATCTACAAGCCCTTCGTTTTCATCGCCGATAAATCTTAAGCGTATAAAATCAGAAGGCAAAAGAAATTTATAATCGTATTCAAAAGGCGGCGCTGTCGATATAGCGTACAACGTCGTTCTTTTTTTGGCAAAATTCCAGGGATGTTTTCTGAGAATTTCTTGACGGGACTGATCAAAATGAAGTGCACAAAGAGTCTCGACTTCATCTGATGGAGAATCTATTGAGTCAATAGTCGGCACCTTCAAAAAACTTAAAGCCATGTTACATATTTCAACTTCAGTCATATACACCCCCTATTGACTAATAAGACAAACGGGGGGCTATATTGCCCCCCGCTTAGTCAAACATTTCCGCATCAACTTAAGCGGCTTTCGCAAACAGACCACGGAAAGCTACAGTACCAGCTCCCGTAACGGCGTTGTTCGACGTAAGAACCAGATCATACTCCATACCTGGAGTCTGATTCGTGTCCCCGGCCTGTTCGGACATCGTATCGCCAACTTCGTCTAAAGGAAGCGAAGCAAGACCATTCTGCTCCGAACCTATAGCCTTACCGGCGCTTATGTCCGCGCCATCGACAAAACAATCCGCATCTTTCGCAGCCCCTCCGTCTTCCAGGACCGTATAAAGGCCGAGGTCAACATCATCAGTTCCCGCGATCGCGTCATTGTTTAACCACAGCTCGATCGGCACATAGTCCGCTCCGACTCTACACAGCCGGTACTTGGACCCCGCGCCGTCCGTAGCCACTGTTTCGAAATTCCCGGCCACAGCGATGACCTGCCCGCCCTTCACCTGGGTCTTGATGCTCGTACTGAGCTTATATGCGTTTATAACAGCCATCTTTCTACCTCCGTAGGTTAACTTTTAAAATCTCAGAGGGACGCTTGGCGCCCCTCTGAGAACCCTTACCTCACATTACGCATCCGTAGTCTGGACCTTCTGGACCCTCTGCCCATCGGTACGCACCGCGCCGAGATCTGCCATCACGCGAATATATGTAGATTCTACATAGCTCGGGTGATTCTCCTGCACATGCACGTTGAACTCTTTACTCATGCCGTAAATGAGTCCTTTTGTGGACATTGCGATATTATCGCGGGTTCCGCTGGCAACCGAAAGTTGCGGGTTATCCACGCCACTACCGAAAAGGATCACATCCAAGCCAACAGCACGGACGATCTTTCCTTTCTCTACAGCATAGTCACGGACAAAATCGCCGCTCGTAAGCTGCGTGAGCTGAAGCATCTTCGTTTCTTCCTCTTCCGTGGTGAGAAACAGAAGATCTTCCGGCATTTCCAGGCCAACTTCATACTTCTTGAAATTGTCCTTTATCTCCAGAAGTTTCGCGTATGTCAGGCCGCCCGTAGCATCCACTGTCTGGCCTCCATCCGTCGCGAAAGCCACAGTCGTTCCGAAACTTTTCCCGGTATATACAGATGCCGTAGCGGCCGTTATACCGATCTTATCGGCTTTTCTCATGATCGCAAACATACATTCGTTGACCAGCTTGGAAGACGGGTCTTCAAACATACGCCGAGCATCGCGGTTGTCCACGATAAGCTCTACCAGAATCCTATCCGTAGTGAGTTTCCTACGGGTGTATTCCGGGTCCTGCGGGTCGATCAAGGGGTTACGAGAGTTATTCGTGCGAGCTTCTACCATGCCCGTACCGTCATAAGCGAAATTTTCGCCCGTGATCGGTATGATCTGGCAGCGGCCCATAAGTCTCGTAGTCATCTGCTGGGCCTTAACGTGCAGCAGATTACTGAACTGGGTGATTAAAGCAGTGTCAACAGCCATAATAATACCTCCGAGTTAATTAAGAGTAACCAAAAAACAACCACATTTTTCGGAAACGCTCCCCGGAGATACCGGACGCTGCCTTCACCGTTATAGACCGGTGCATATCTGAAACGTATTTGGACGCTATCGCGCTACCCGTAACGCTACAATATTAAATATACATAACAAAAGTCTGTTTGTCAAATTTATTTTTTAAGAGCCCGCATTTTTGCCATAATCTCAGCATTCTGCTCCATAAGTTTCTGATGATCTATATGTCTCCAATCCCCAAAACCTTCTTTCTCCATGAGCTCCCGTTGCTGGGCACTAAGAGCTTCATAACTCTCGTTACCACTGGTGCCGTCACCTTTACCGCCCCGAAATCCATCTTCTTTTCCGAATTTTGTATAAATGGCATCCGTTACCGCGATCACCATTCCAAGTTGATCTACAGACATTTTATCAAGAGCCGGAAGTGCTTTTTCGGGAAGCAGTTCTTTAAGAATTTTCTGGGCATTAGCCACAACGGCTTCCTTATTTTCTCCGAAAAATTCTGTATTAAGTTTCTCGAAAGCGGCATCTTCTTCCTGCTGTGCCTGAAGAACTTCTTTATTTTGTTCATACAGCATTTTTTCTACACCCTGAAAAACTTGAGAAGCCATATCTTTTGGCACTCCAGCTTTATAAAAAGCATCTTTAACACCTTTCATAAAAGCCTCATCCCGTTTGGCCTCTTTCATCTCTTCTATAGGTGGAAGTTCATATCCTTCCGCGTTATCCGGCCTACCCAAAGCTTTATAAAACTCTGTCCTATCTTCTCCTTCTCCGGGGATAATCACCCCTTTCTTCCCTACCATTTCATTCTGATTCGCCACGAATTTGAAAAATTTTTCCGGGGATTCCATGTTCTCTTTCACCCAGGGTTTTTCTCGCAGATCCTCCGGTACATAGTCGATGAGCTGTTTTTCTGCCGGAGGGTCCGCCGGAGGGTCAGCCGGTGGATCTGCCGGCGGATCTGCCGGAGGATCATCCGAAAAACCCATATAAAATTTAGGCATAAAAGTATTGAATAATAAATCCTTAATTGTCATCCTCTTCCCCTTTCGTTATTCCCCCTGTTTGTTCGGGTATTTCTACCCTTATAATCGTCTCCCGATCCATATAACTACGCAAATAAAGATATAATCTTCGTAAAGCTTCATTCTCTACAAGAAGATCTTTATTTACTCCTTCCAATGTTTCCTTTGTGAGAGGCGCTAAGAAACGACATTCATACATAAGAAAACGCAATACTAAAATGCCCGCATTTGATTTGGAAAGTGCGTTAAGTGCTGTCTGCATTTTTTTACCGAAAGCTTCAGATTTAGCTTTCGAGGCTTCTCGCTGCTCTTTACGAGTCAGTGCTTCCTCCATAATTTCCCCCTTTGTTTTTTACTGGACAAGAGCAGCTTGGCCTTGCGCTGCGTCTTTTCCGGCTTTGGCCATCTGAGCCGTGAGCTCCGCCTGGACCAATGCTTCCTGTTGTTCTTGTCTGGTGTCTCTTATGTCCTTAACAACATCATCCGCCACAACAATATCCATAGGCGCACCGGATAATCTGGCAGAATGTTCAATTATACGATCTGTGTCGAGTTTCGTCATTGTATCTGCACCAGCTCCTGCGAGCTGAATCGCGTTATTCGTTGTGGCAATTATTCCGCGATATTCTTCTTCGCGCATGACATTAGCCGCAGGGGAAATGTAATCAATTTCGTAAATGCGTTTGTTAGCTACAATCGCCTCGGCCACATCCGGCGGTATCTGTATAGGATCTATTCCATTCGCGATAAGAACAGCTTCTTGGGCAAAATTCTCTTCAGTTATACCTAAAAGACCCATCTCAAACATTATACTAAATGCCCGGTCTATAAGCGGATTCAGAATTTCTGCGGTATATCTCGCATATATAGACGAAAGCGCATCACTTCGAATCTGGTACCGCATCTCGGCTTCACCAAGAGTCATCCGGGTTTTATTATTGAGATCGTAAAGTCTATCAATAAGAAAATGCTGTAATATCTCTTCCCGCGTCTCTGTTATCGCCGCGGCTACACTGTTAAGCTCTCCTATATCAAAAATAGTACCAACAGGATTCTGAGTATTCGTGCGGCCCATACTGTTAAATACTGAAAGCCCCCGGGCGGAAGTATCGACAACCCCGGCCCCTAAAGACCCATCATCTAATATAAAGAGAGGCGGCTCAACTTTCTTTTCAACCCCAATAAGAAAAGATTCTTTAAGCGCGTTTATTTGCATTATGGCCGGAAGCGCATCCATTCCCGGGGACCGCCCATATGTTTCACTGGCTAATTTATACCAGCGGCCCACCCGGGCCGGAAGACTGACAAATCCGCTCTCTAATAATATAGCTTTATCTTTATGTAAAAAATGATATGAGGCTATAGGCGTACCAAATACCCCCACCCCTTTACGTTCTCCTATCGGTCGCGGCTCTATAGCCACGGTCAATATTACTTTTTCAATACGGCCTTTTTGACTATCAACTTTTTTCTGGAGATCTTCGGGAAGTTTATTTTTACCATACCGTTCAGCCAAAGCCGCAATCGTTATTTTCTCATCATAATAAACTGTATCAACATATCCGTCCGGCCCTTCCTCAATAGCAAGTTTTTGAATACTCCAGCTTTTAAAATTGAGCGGATTTTCATAATCTCCTTGAAAAAGAGCTATACATCCTGTACCAAAAGCTCCCTCTTCGCTGATCTCTTCATGAAAAGCTGTCTCAAATCCGGCTTTCGGAGCTTCCATAGCATCAGCGATCTGCTGATTTATTTCTCTATAATATTCATTATTTATTTTGGTATCCGGAATATTTTTCGATCGGCGGACTCGAAATGTACGATTCCCACTTTTCCAGAGAGATCCCATTATAGCCGAAGCCATAGCTGAATTTGCGCGTACGGCCGTCGAATCATTAATCATGCCGTCATTAAGAAAAGCTCCATCCTCACGCTCAATCTGAAATTGCTGTTTTTTAGAATAAATATATTTCCCTAAAATCTGGTATTGCCGGAGCCAAGAATCTTTCTGGGTAAGCATTACCTTACGTTTCTCTATTAAATATTCTATCTTGGCTGACATCTTATACCCCCTCCCAATCTATGCGACGCGCCTCTTTTTCACAGATGCCCATAAATGCAATCATCATAAACATAGTCTGGGTCATTCTTGTAGGAAACGCAAAAAACATATTTATCATCATACATACAAGTCCTGCTATATAAAGCGGCCGGGAACGTAAACGCCACATAAGACGCCCCGCATACGCCGCGATAATGCTATATCCTAAAATCCCCAGTTCCCACAAAAGTTGCAAATGGCAGTTATGTGCCTGGGCAAAAGGGTTCATGTCATGTTTAAAAACAGGAAATAGCGGCATAAACGTGTCCATCCCCCGGCCAAGAAAAATACTTTTCCAATCCATCGGCCCCCTCAAAGGAAGCGTAAAATTGTGAGAAGTGTCCATAACCCAGGTCCGGACTATATCCCCCCACACATGTACTCGACCGCAGGTAAATGCCGTTTTAAAAGATCCTGCATCCCATAAATAATAAGATGCCAGGGCTAAGACAGCAAATATACTAATCAGGAACCGCTCTTTCTTCATCGTCATAAAGAGATAAGCCGTCGCCCCGGCAATAACCGCTAAAGCAAAACTCGAAGATCGAGAAAGAATACACAGAATTAATACGGGGATAATATAAAGTCGATTCTTCAAAATAAGAAGGGGAGTCATTATGGCCAGCAGAGAACTGAATCTCATATACTGCATTACTGTTCCCAGGAATACGGGTTCCGGCCGATCGAAATTCATAAGCTTATCCGCCCCCATCAACTGCGCCGCTGTCATCACTACTTGTACCCAAAAAGCCGCGGCCACCACATTAAGTACCGGTTCTTCTTCTCCCGTCGCGAATCCCAAAAACGCCCAGGCCGCGACTATAACAAGAATATACGCGTTAAACGATAAATAGGGCGCCATACTGAGAAAGCACCCCATAAACAAATACGCAAGCAATATCTTAAGTGCCAGCGGGAACTTTACTGAAAAGAGATAAGTCCCCAACAACGCTGCAACAATAAATCCGTATAGCCATGCGTAACTATTAATGACTACCGGGATATTGTAGTTAAGCGGTGGGGCTACCGCCAGTAACCCCACCGCAAAACCGAGGACATAAGATATTGCTTTTCTCATAATTACGGCTTGCTCGGTATACCCGTCTGTCTCTCAAATACAACCGTGGTTCCGAGGTTCGCTATAATCGTCCAACCGATAGTGTCATCCACATACAGAAGCGTCGTAGTTTCTCCCGCGGCGTCAAATGTCAACGTCGTGACAGTCAATGACGTTACCGGGGTCACTATCCAGCTACCGTTCGTATCGACATCCATCGCTATAAGTACAAGAACCTGTCCCGGGATGCCATTCGGAAGTCTTGTCCCGCCGTCAGTCTCATCAAGTCCGCTATTTCCGCCGATGTATTTACGCAATACCACATACGGAAGAGTTGACGGTGCAAGATTCGTTGAAGAAGATGCAGCCGAAGAGGCAGCATTTACCCGACCCATCGCCAATAGACTCGTTCGAAAAGTCTGATCTCCAGCGATCGCCGGGTTATTCGCATCCATCGCTTTCACATCATCCGTGGATGAATCATACACGGGAACTTTATCGCCACTGGCGGTAACGGTCATACTCTCGAGTTCACCGAACCCCAGATACGCGAGATCGTTGTCACTCGCAAATGCCCCAGCGGCAAAAGCAAATGCCAATACACATGCCAAAATAAGTGAAAGTCCTTTTCTCATATCCTCTGTCCTCCTGTGTTACGTTTCTCCTACCCCGCGAGAAGCCTGGACCGCCCACGCCTACCGCCGATTGCTCCTGTAGGAGAGGTCAAAAATAGCCCCTGGCGGAACGCCCGCTTTGAGGCACTTACTCTCGCTTCACCTGCTGTAAGTTCACCCACTCTCTTTCGTTGCTCTGCGGCCAGCCGCGCAGCTTGTTCTCTGGCGCCTCGCGCTTGTTTAGCTTGCTGTCCACCAGTATATAACGCCGTTCCGGTAGATGCTGCGGTCGAAATAGCCATCATACCAATTAATGCCGCGGTAGAACCTGAGATCGCACCCATATCACACCCCCAAAGTTTTCATGTATTGTGTTTCAAGCGTCTTGTACCCGCATCGCAAAAAAAAATCATGCAGCCGGCCTTCCGCGCTACCAAGTCCCACCATCATTATCGCAAATATACCATTCTCTACACACCATTCTTCAACTTTCCGAAGTAGTTGAATACCGTATTTGCGATATCGTTTATTCATAAACCACATAACTTCCTGGTACAATGCTTGAGTCCCGCCGACATATTCTGTAATAAATCCTACAAGTGTTCCGACAACTTTTCCATCGGCCACCACAACAAACGATGTGGACATGAAAACCCGTGCCATTTGCTGAAGCTTCTCTTTGTCTGGATAAATACCAATTACTTCCAAAGCTTCAACATGAAATTCTTGAACCAGGGCTATCGCCTCGGCTATGTCGCGCTCTTCCATCAAGCGTATTTCAATAGCGATATTATCGCCTCCTATTCATAAAATATACACTAAGATAAGTAATTAGGCAAATCTTTTTTTATTACCGTATTTTTATGTTCTGGTTAAAAGTCCGGGATTTACCCGACCCGCCCCCGCGGCGGTTAAAATCTTGTACGGTTGAAAGCGGGCTATTGCGCCGGGAAACATCTGTTTCTGCTCGCCGAACTTTCTTCTTCCGGATATTCCTGGCTATGGGATAAGCAAAGGTCAGCCCGATAGCGTCAAAAATATCAGGACTCCGGCCGAGGGTGTCTTTGATCTCTTGTTTCGGCGGAAGCCCCTGACGGTGCCTGGACCCGATCTCCTTCAACGGCGGTATGGACCCGAGATCTATCTGGATCTCGTCATCATCAGGAATACTACAATTACCATCATTGAACCACTCACGCACCGCATCGGCCATCTCAGCCCGCTTATTAATAAATATATCGTCTTGAAGCGCCGCGGCCCCAAAATGCACCCCCATCACAACATCGCCATAACCCATTTCTTTTAAACGGTCTACGGTGCCGTACCCACAGCCAACATCGACAAAATATTTCGAGCACTGGTATTTATCGATATCATTGGCTATAAGGCCGGCGCAGGTCATTTCATCCATGTTGTTATGCTTAAAGACTTTAAGAAGTTCCCGCCCGCGCCGGATGGCCCGCACCGTCCGGTCCCCTTTCCTGGCCGGATCACAACCCCCTACAATATAAGCATTTGGGTCTTTTATCTGGCTCTTCCTGGCGGCTATAACCTGGTCTACCGGGATCAATCGCTCGCCGGAAGCTGAGAAAGCCTCTTCGATCGTATTGGGATATTCCCGGCGAAAGCGCCATTCTTGCCCACTGAACGCATCTGCTATCATCCCCCGCCTCCAGCATATCTGCCCGAGGTTCAGACCATACAGCATCATGATCTCTTCCTCTTCCGGGGTTATTATAAACCCGGCCGGAGGCTCGCGGTAGTATTCCGGCTGCCAATACCAGGGCACAAATATAGTAATAAAGTCTCCGGCCGAATCTGCGTTCAGCCCTTCCATCGCCATCTTATGAAACCAGTTACCGGAACCATTTGCCGTCGATTCGAGGATGATCTCCGTATTCGCCGCCCGGGGAACGGCCTGGAGGACTCCAGCCGCTATATCCCCGGAATGCTCCCAGTACGCAACTTCAGACCCATGAAAATATCTTATTGTCGTTCCGCGCCCTATTTGCGCGCTCCCGGCCGTTCCCACACCATAGCTTGAATTGATGCTCTTAAACTCGAGCCTACGCTCATTCATCTTCTCGATGGTGGGGAGTATCGGAGCCGGGGCGTTCTCGTAATAGCGCTTGGCCATCCCGAAAAGGTGATTCGTCGAGTCGGATATGTGCGCGAGTATAAAGACGCTTACCCCCGAGTGAAGCGTGGCTTGGTGAAAATATCTCCCCGCCGTGTAGGTGGAACACCCTTGCTGCCGACCTTTCACTATAACTGCGCGCACAAACCCGAGTCTAGCTTTCTGTTCTTCAAGTTTCGCGTGGATGTACTGTTGGGCCCGATTCATGACAAAGGGCATGATCTGGCCAGTCTCTTTGTCCTGTATTTTAAGGCACTTAGGCGCGTAATAGGTGAAATCATTACGCAGTTTCCGAAGGACGCGGAGTTCTTTTTCAGCCATCTGTGCATTTTCTGTCATGAGAACATCCTTTCATCGCCATCCGGCTCCAGGGTGATGTCAATAACCTGGGCTTCTTCTGGCTCATCTTCTTCGGCGAGGGTCTGAAGAAAGCCAGTCAACGTGATATTGAGGTTTTGGGAGTCGATCCGTTGTTTGGGCTTGCCCAGAATGCGGTCAAGGAACTCGGTACGGGACTTCTGATCCCACGCCGCGTCTTCTGCCAGGCTCAAGACAGCCACTTCGAGGCGGGTTTTGCCTTTATATTTTTCTATTTTACCGTCGTATTTATCGCGGGCTACAGCTTCAAGACAGCTTTCTGCCATTTGCGTTATGTCAGACTCCTTCCCTACCGGCATTGGCACTGTGGCACCGGGAGGCTTGACAATCTGCGGCCCGCGATCTTCCGATTTCATGATAAGAGCCTTGCTGCTTCGTCATCCGTATCGGACTGCGCGCCTTGATTCGAGTCAGGAACGCTGGATCTGGACGACTTTTTCCCCGCTTTGGCCGCTTTGGAGGGCTTCGCACGGCGTTTGCGCTGTTCTTCTTCATCAAAACTCATCCCCGGGCTCTGAATTTTATCAGCATTCAGCGCAAAAAGCTCTTTTTCATCCGCTTTCTTCTGGGCGAACTTCTCCGCGGTCTTCTGCCAGTTCTCGGGTTCTTCTTTCGCCATACGCACATGGTCCCTGAGAAGCCCAAGCGAGCCATATTCATCCACATTTATGTGGAGTTTGTGGTATTTGATATACTCTTTAAGCTGATCTTTCGACTGGAACCGTATCGGGATCTCATTCGGGTCCAGCGTCCGGCCGGAAAAGGTGATCTCATCTACATGATGGGTGTAGACATCCACAAATTTTGAATCTTCCTGGAGAAGATAGGGTTTGAGAAGTTTCTTTAGAATGACTGAGAGGGGTTTCTCCGCATTTGGGAGTTTGAAACTGGTGGAATAGGGGCGAAGTTCCCGCTTATCCCCCATCTGAGCGAAATATTCGCCATGTAAAAACACTTCATAGTAATCCATCTGTACCATCTCCTTTCGTTAGGTTGTCGGCGCTCCCTGTGGCGCCTCTCAATTTTCAAATATACACTATGGGATGGAGATTGTCAAGGGTTGTTCGGTAATTTTTTTGCCGGGGGATTCATTTGTGCTGATGTATACTATTTGTTTTAGGTAAAAATTTTGTGCGCGGTTGTGAGAGGGGTACTATTTACCCCTTCAGAGCCCCGCCCCCCTCTGGGGTTGCATGGGGGGTCAGTCTCTCACACACAAACGACCCCCCGGGGGGCCTTACACATAGCCGGGGGCAGTCTATGGATCCGGGCCTGAGCTATTGAGCCCTTGACATGGGCTGAGACAATTAGCACAAGGGGACAAGGCAAAACAAATAGTGTGATAGTGGGGTCATGAGGTGGGGAAAGGGTTAAACAAATAGGCTAAGAGGGCCAGTGATAGAGGGCTAACTATTTGAAATAGGTGGTCATACTGGGCATACTGGACACCCTAAAAAGTGTCCCCACTCTATACCATATTATCCTTACCCCTTCTTACATACTCCCTTTATATATGACCAGTATGACCAATAGGACCAAAAGGGGTAAAATAAGTACAATAAACAAATAGCACAAAGTATGACCAAAAAATCAAAAAACGCCCCGGTCATAGTCCACAAAAACAAACAGCACAAAAATAAATAACCAACTATTTATACACTAAAAATGTCTATGACCAGAGCCAAAAAACCGCCGAAGCGGTCACACCTATGGCCCCGGCTCAGCCTGTTAGGAATACAACATTTACCTATAAATAAATAAAACAGGGCTTGACAATTAACACAAATAGTGTATAATATAGGTAAGCCAGAGCGAAGCTCCGGCACAAAGAAAAACTGAAGGAAGGGAGATTATCATGGCACAATTCAGAGGGACAGTAAACGGAGGGGGCAAAGAGATGGACGCAAACACGCTTGTAGTAAAAAAGCACCGGGAACGGCTCAAAAAGTATAATTTACCGGATGATATGACCATAAGTGACTTTGATATGTGGAGAGAACTAAACCGAATGATTATACAAAAACAGCAGCTTGGGTGGCCTTGCGAGAGTTGGAAAGATCAGCGTTTTGACATAGTAAACAAATATTATAGGAGGTAAACAAAAAACAAAAAACAAAAAACAAAGGGAGGCATTATCATGGCACATTTCAGAGGAACAGTACAGGGCGGCCGTGTTATTGTGGTCAAAAACGATGTTATCGTAAGCGACATATCATAAAAAGCGACACAATAGGCCCCGGGGCATTACCGTCCCGGGGCCGGAGAGGGGCCAAAAATGACAGACGAACAGATGAAAAAGGAAATCGAGTATTTACAGGGCCAATTATCGGAGGCGCTTGACAGGACAGACAGCGGCGACGAAGTTATGGACGCCGTAGGGACAGAGCACGAAGAGACAAGGGAGCATATCGCCGAAATAAAGGCGGAGCTCGACGAAGTAAAAGACGCGCTTGCCGAAATTATGGAGCTTTTAAAAGCCCAAAACGAAAACGCCGAAAAGCCGGAGGCGTGGAACTGTTATAAATGCGGACACACAAACGAAGTCCGGCCAAATACGTTTTGCGACGAGTGCGGCGAGAGCAACAGCTAAACTCTTGACGGGTCCCGGGGCCGCTTAGGTCCCGGGATTAAAAGACGCGCCCGGTCCGAAGTCCGGGCAAGGAACACTAAAAAAGGGAGGTAAAGTCATGGACAGACCAAAACTACACCAGTCCGGCCGGGATATGAATTATTCCCGGCTTGACGAACGCTTTACAAAGTATTACGATCGCGGGGAGCGGGTAGAAGTAACATGGAAGCCCGGCTTTGAGGACTTCGGCGGGTATGGGGCCCGTACAGAAGGCCGGAAAGCGCGCTTTTATGTAGGTAAGTCAACGGGCTGGGTCCCGGTATTCCTTCAGATATACCGCCGGGACAGCTTAGGAGGTCAGCAAATATTTTCTTCTGCCGTTGAAAGTGTCCGGGGGCTGGGGGTATATAAGTAAATAACCGGAGGGAGGTAAAGCATGACAGACTATAAAAAAGACTGCTTAACCGGAATATCATACCACCAGAGGCTTGAAACACTCCAAAAACGGTATCTTGGAGCATACAAGGCCAGGAAGTATACCCAGCATGAGCAAAAGCCCCGGCCAGTAGTGCCGGGCTCAGAGTGCGAAAAAATACGTTTAACCGGGAGGTATTGACTTATGCAGAAATTAAAGAACTTTGACACGTATCTCAGGGTAAACCGGGTCATATATGGCGCTCTAACGAAGCCAGCGAAGCCGAGCCGGCTTGACGAAGCGCAAGCGGAGCTATACCGCCGTATAACAGGAAGTGATTATAAAATAATAAAAAAGAAAGGATAAAACTATGAAAACACTTATTCTCGCCCTGGCGCTTTTGACGCTGGGGCCCATAACCCAAGTCCGGGCTGAGGTTCGTGTAGAGGGGGTAGCGTCTTGGTATAGTGTTGAAAGCTGCCAAAGAGAGGGCACTAGCGGAGTTTGGACGGCTTCTGGAGAGCGTTTCTATAATACGGGCCATACCTGCGCTATGCGTTCTCGGGATTTTGGCAAGCACTATAAGGTTACAAATCTTGACACCGGACGTTCAGTAATAGTTAAACACAATGATTTTGGGCCCAACAAGCGTTTGAGCCAGGCAGGAAGGGTAATAGATTTAAGTCCCGCCGCTTTCGCTAAAATAGGAGATTTAAAGAAAGGACTGATCAAAGTCTCAGTAAAACAGTTAAAATCTAGTTGACAAATAGCGAAAGTATGGTATACTTTAATTCATGCCTACAGGAAAACAGGGAGGGCCATGACATCGGACAAAATCATAACAGACATTGACTTCCTACGTCAAAAATCCCGGAAGACTTCGCTTGAAGAAGTCCAGGATCTTGACTTTGTAAACCGCGCTAAAGCGGTCATCGACACCGCCTGGACACATGGCTATGGCTTGGCCGCTATACAAATCGGAATACCCATTCGCGCGGCGTGGTATAGGTTCAAAGACACCGAGACGCTTCTTATAAATACGTCCATAATGCACAAGTCCGGCGCGGTTCATGTCCCGAACGAAGGGTGCTTGAGTATTCCAGACACGCGGCTTACTACGGTGCGGTATAATGGGCTTCTGATCCGGGACTGGGGGGCAGGGACACACCTTGATTACACCGTGGCCGGCCTTGAGTCCGTTATAATCCAGCATGAAGTAGATCATATGGACGGCATACTTTGCATAGATAGGAAAGTGGCTCCTGAGAATAAACCTGGCCGGAATGAACCTTGCTTTTGTGGTTCCGGAAAGAAATATAAAAAATGCTGTATAGACAAGTGAGGGGAGGGAAAGATGAGTTATGTGCCTAACATTCCGGACTTGAAAAAAGCTTTGGAGACAGAAATTTTAGAAATAAAAAGGTGTGCTTGTGGGGCGATTACTCAGAACCCTAATAAACATCACTTTGCTCTTTGCCCGGTTTGTGGGGAAAGCATTACCTTTATTAAATGGAAGAATTAGGAGGTAAAGATGAGGATTGAAAAGTATAACCATCACGGCAGAGATGTGTGGGTTCGGTCAGACTTGAAAGGTAGACACGGTGAGCATTGCCTTTGTTTCTCTTGCCACAAGTTTAGTTTTGACGACAAAGATAGAAACTGCAAGATTGCAAGAGCTAACTTCGCAAATTGCGTTGAGTTTGGCATAACGACTCCTGTGTGGGAATGTCCCGAATATGACTCTACTATATGTAATAATAGTTGTTAACCGAAAAACTGGGAGGGAAATGATGATGGATAAGGAAAAAATACTCGCTAAAGCATTAGAGGCAGGCTTTATGATAAGCTCTTTGCCCGGTTTGTGGGGAAAGCATTACCTTTATTAAATGGAAGAATTAGGAGGTAAGAATGTTTGACATCAAAGATTACATGACAGTGGGACAGGTGGCCGCCAGGCTCGGCTATACGAACGCGAACATAACCCGGCTTATCCGCGACGGTAAGCTTCCGGCCCTTAAGCGTGGGAGCAGGTATTTTGTACTGCCTGACGATGTAAGCGATTACGTCATGGAAGCTGAACTTTTAAAGGGATAATAACGCCGGGAGCATTAGATGATAGACCAGATTATTGAGTATAATAGCCTGGGCTGGGCTACTTTTCCCGTTATTGCTACCGGCCCCAAAGCTAAGACCCCCGCGTGCAAAGACTGGGCTTCGCGTGAACCAGACCCCATACAAGCTTCCCTTGAGGAAGAGGCGTACATCAAGGCCGGCGCCTATGGCGTAGTCTTGCGGCCCCAGGATCTTATTGTAGATGTGGACCCCAGAGCTTTCCAAGATGATGTTAATTCCTGGAAAAAACTCCGCGAGGATCTTGCTCTCGGGCGCGTAGACGCACCTAGCGTTATGACCGGGGGCGGTGGGGTCCATATCTATTTTACGAAGCCCGCAGATGAAGCCACAATATTTAAAGTAAAAGGCTATCCCGGCGTTGAGATCAAATCCGGCGGCAAAGGAGCTTATGTTATTGGTCCAGGCAGCGCTCACCCTTCCGGTACGCCTTACCGCTGGCACCCTAACGGGTTTTCCCTTAGCATGGTGCCTCCCATTCCAAATAAACTATGGGAAAAGTTTAAGAAACTGCCGGCGGCAGAGGCTTCTGAAGGCAGCCTTGACGGAGGGGCCCAGGAATATGATCGGTATGTTTCATGGCTCGATAACCAGGAAGCCGCCGTTGAAGGGCAGGCCGGGGATCATGAGACTTTTAAGATAGCCGCCCGGGGCCGGGACTTTGGCCTTCCGGCCAGGCTTACGCTTAAAGCCATGCTCGAGCACTACAACGAGCGGTGCCAGCCTCCCTGGAGCGAAGACGAACTCAAGCGCAAGATCTATAACGCCTATAAATACGCTTCCGGCGAAGCCGGACACGAAGATCCGACACATAGTTTCGAGTCCATAGATGAGGAAGATGCCTGGGATGATGAATCAGACGCCGAACGCCGCTGGGATATGGGGAAGGATGAAGCGCCTAAGAAAACATTACGCAACGCAATTAATTACCTATATCTAAGCCCGGATCTTCGCGATACGATCAAGCTGAACCAATTTACCGGAGATATAGAGATGACCGGGCGGGTGCCCTGGTTCGACAAGCGGGCGCCTAACGTCATGTGGACAGACACGGACGTTGTGCTTCTTAAATACCACCTGGCGAAAACAAAACGGATAGAATTTTCAACGGCTATGCTTTGGGAGGCGCTTCATGCCGCCGCTATTCGTAAAGCATACCACCCGATACGAAACTATATAGAGGAACTTAAGTGGGATGGAGTTTCCCGGCTGGATTCCTGGCTTACCAATTACTGTGGAGCCCGCGATAATGCGTATACGCAAGCAGTGGGGAGAAAAACTATAATAGGAATGGTAGCCAGGATATTCCGGCCGGGGGTTAAATTTGACTACTGTACGATCCTTGAGGGGGCCCAGGGCATAGGGAAAAGCTCTGTTTGTGCTATCCTGGGCGGCCAGTGGTACGGGGATATTGTTCTTGACCCCCATGCGCGCGATACGGTTGACGCTATGCGGGGGAAGTGGGTCATTGAGCTTTCAGAGATGGAAGTTACAAAGAGATCAGACGCCCAGGCGCTTAAAGCTTTCATCTCCCGGACACACGACCGGGCGCGGCTTGCTTATGCCAGAACTACGCTCGATTTTCCCCGGCAGTGCGTATTTATAGGAACGATAAACCCGGATGAGCTGGGGTATTTATCAGATACTACGGGTAACAGGCGCTTTTGGCCCGTAAGATGTGGAGACGAGATAAATATGGATGGCCTGGCGGGAGCCCGGGATCAGATAATAGCTGAAGCATACGCCGCGTATAAGGGAGGGGAATCGCTTTATCTCCAGGGAGACTTAGCAAAACTTGCTGAAATCGAGCAGTACGAGCGCATGAGCGACGATCCGTGGCTTGATGTAGTCTCCGCTTGGCTCGAAAGCGCCCCGGAAATCGAGAAAGTTACGCTTAATCAGGTGTGGGAAATGGCTCTTGGGGGCCAGCCACGGAGCATCGCACGGGCAGATCAGGCCAGGATAGGCCGCGTACTTAGGGATCTTGGTTTTAAAAAACATCGAGTCCGAACTGAGGGTGGTCGCGCAAATAGCTATACAAGAGATGTGGTAGTCGCTAAAGAACGGATAAAAGAACTGATGGAGGGGGGAGAATAATGGGGATTTGTGCTAAACAGACAACTATAGCAATTATCACGAATGGTAATAAGTTTTGGGTAGGAACGAATGAGTGTAAAAACCCTCAAGACAAATGCCCAAGAAAAGGCATGAAAACTGGAGAAGGGTATGAGCTTTGCAAACAAATATGTAAGCAAGAATTCCACGCTGAAGTAAATGCTTGCATGAAAGCCGGTATTGGAGCAAAAGGGGCTACCCTTTACTTAATCGGTCATTACTATTGCTGTGAAGGATGTAAGAGGGTTATGGATGAGTTTGGCATAGCGGAGGTTATTATATGCGATTCATAGAGCTATTCGCGGGCATAGGAGGGTTTAGATATGGACTCGAAAGGTGTGTGGGTGTTGAATCAACAAACAAGGAATCCGAACAGGCCGAGCTTGAAGTACAGCTCGGGGGGCTCCGGACCCCTGTGGAAGTTCGACCGGGCGTTTTGCCTACCGACAACAGGTGGGAGCGGGCAATATATACTTGTGTCTGGGCAAACGAAATCGACAAATACGCAGCATCAATCTACCGAAAAAACTTTGGAGGAGGAGAGTTATATGAAGGAGACATCAGAACAGTTGATACCAGAGACATCCCAGACCACGACCTCTTGGTTGGAGGGTTTCCTTGCCAAGCATTCTCAATTGCAGGAAAAAGACAAGGGTTTAATGAGGTTCGAGGAACTCTCTTTTTTGAAATCGCAAGGATTCTTAATGACAAAAGACCCCGATGTGTATTACTCGAAAACGTCAAAGGCTTATTATCTCATGACTCTGGAAAAACTTTCCAAACCATACTTAAAGTACTCACCGACCTTGGGTATAGAGTTGAATGGCAGGTACTTAATTCTAAAGACTTCGGAGTTCCGCAGAACAGGGAACGAGTGTTCATTGTCGGACATCTTAGAGGACAAAGTGGAGGACAAGTATTTCCTAACGGAGAAAGCTATAAGGGGACTATTCAAGACAGAAAGAAGGATAAGGGACAAGAACATAGTGGACGTGCCTGGGCATTAAGGCAAAGAGACTATAAGGACGGAACAAACTTTATTCATTACGGAAACAGCCAAGATCAAAAATTAAGTGATAAGGTTGCACAGACACTTAACGCCGGACACTATAATCAGCCCAAAATTGCTGACGGCATCAGAATTAGACGGCTGACTCCAACAGAATGCGAAAGACTCCAAGGATTCCCCGATGGATGGACAGAAGGGATAAGCGATACTCAGCGATATAAATGTTTAGGTAATGCTGTTACGACTAATGTTATTACCGCAATAGGGAAACGCATTGCTGATATGTATGCTATAGATTTTGGCGAAGAAACTGAAATGTTTACTTGACAAATAGGATAACATAGTGTATACTTGCTTTTGCTTGATAACAGGAGACTAATGAGACTATACGAGTACCAGAGAGACGAGACCGAAAATGCCTAGAGTTGAAGAAATTCGATATTGCGCCTTATGCGACGCGCCTTTCCATTATATTCATTTACATGGCAAAACTATATAAGTTCCAGGAGATAGGGGTGGAGTTTCTTATGGCCCGAAAACACGCTATGTTAGCAGATGCTATGGGCACCGGCAAGAGTTGCCAGGCTGTAATGGCCGCGAAGGGCTTGGCCTTTGAAAAGATCCTTGTCATCTGTCCAGCATCAGTAAAATATAATTGGCGTAAAGAGATCCTTAAGTGGCAGCCGGAAGCTTCTATCAACGTGATAGAGGGGCGGGGCGCGCGTATTCCCTCAACGCAATACACGGTGATAAACTATGACCTCATTCATTCTAAGCCAGTATTCCTTCAACTTCTTAACAATCACTACGATCTTATCATCTGTGACGAGGCTCACTATCTTAAAAATAACCGTGCCAAAAGAACTAAATGTGTTTATTATCCGCGAGGACTTAAAGACCGGACAGATAGAGTATGGCTTCTTACAGGTACACCAATTCTCAATCGGCCCGTCGAACTGTTCAGCCACTTAAAAGCCCTGGCGCCGGATCGCCTGGGCCAGAGATATACGAGTTATATAGAATTTTGTAAAAGATACTGCGCAGCGTACGAGGGGAAGTGGGGCTGGGATGTCTCCGGGGCTTCAAATATGGGGGAACTCGCGGCTAAACTTGATGGCTTTATGTTACGCCGGCTCAAGAAACATGTATTGAAACAGCTTCCTGAGAAAATATACCAGACGCTTGAGATCCCAGGTAATCAAATACTTATAAAGAAAGAGAGGGCGGGTTATGAAAAAGAAAGGGAAGGGATTCTGGGGGAACTTGCGACTATACGGCGTAAGAGTGGAATGGCTAAGGTTCCTTACGTCGTTCAGCATATTAAGGATATACTTGAAGATAAGCAAAAGGCCGTTATCTTTGCTTATCACCGTGATGTCATATCCGCGCTTATGGAGAAGCTTAGGGATTATACCCCCGTCAAACTTACTGGTGATACGCCAGCGCATGAGAGACAGAAAGCGGTCGATAATTTCAGAACTGATGAATCATGCCGTCTTTTCATCGGACAGATTGAAGCGGCCGGAACCGGAATTGACGGCTTGCAAGACGTATGCGATACTGTCGTATTTGCTGAAGTCACCTGGGTTCCGGGACAGATCCACCAAGCAATAGACCGTTGCCACCGGATCGGCCAGAAGAACGCAGTGCTTATACAATTTCTTATCGCTCAAGGGAGCATAGACGAGGACATAGTGGCTTCAATCAGTACGAAAGAGGCTGTCATACAACAGGTCATAAGACCACAACAAACAGAAAGAGAGGAAAGTGACATGAGTATCGAAAAGAACATTGAAAGGATAGCGGATGCCTTAGAGCGTATCGAGGCGAAGCTTGGCGCTCCGCTTGTAGTGGAAGCGCCAAAGCCCGCGCCGAAGCGTAAGAGCACAAAAGCAGTGGAAGAGGTCCCGGCCTCCCCGCCTTCTGCCCCGGCAGAACCTTCTGCGCCCGCGGCAGAACCGGAAGCAGACGGCCCGAAGACAGGGGCGGAGCTTATGAAGTATTGCAACAAGAAGCTCGCTTTGATCGAGAGCGCTGAGGATCGGTCGGCAGTTATCAAACAGGTAGCAGAGATGTTCCGGGAAAAGTTTGATGTCAAGGCGATCAAAGAGCTCCCGGCGGAGCATGTGGCCGAAGCTAAAGTTGCATTCGATGAAATAGTAGGAGGATAATCGTGGGGCCTAAGTTAAATGTTAATTTACGAGAGTGCCTTAAGGCAGCGTCTGACGCAGCCATTTTTGGGACTGGGGCTTTATTTATCACAGAGCGTAAGTGGTGGAACCCCATGCGGTATATCAAAGGCCCAGTGAAACAAAAGAGGCTTGATCCAAACAAGCTATTCTTACAGAAAGGAGGATAATCATGGCAAAATTGCCTCATAAACTAAAGTTCTCGCCATCCCACTCGGAAAGATGGATGAACTGCCCCGGGGCTCTTGCTCTTTGTGCCACGATACCCACTCCAGCAAGCAGTAAACACGCTATGGAAGGGACTGCGGCGCATGAATTGGGGGCGTTATGCCTGGAGCAGAACGAAGACGCTTGCCAGTGGATAGGTGAGACTATAGAAGTAGAGGACAAAATGTTCAAGGTGACTGAAGAGATGGCAGATGCTGTCCAGGTTTACCTTGATGCTGTCCGCGGGGACTTGGAAGAGAACGGCCTTGACTATAAGGAACTTGCTATAGAAAAGCAGTTTCAACTCGAGGCCATCCCAGCCGTTAAAGGGACGAATGACTCTTCTTTTTCAAGCCCACTCGGAAAACTCTACGTCTATGACTATAAGCATGGCCAGGGAACGTATGTTGAAGTTGAAGAAAACCCGCAACTTATGATATACGCCATCGGAGCTATGCAAAAAGCCGGGTGGGTTAACGAAGAAGTGGAGATCGTCATAGCCCAGCCGCGCTACCGGGACGAAGAGGTAGCGCCAGTGAGACGATGGGTGGTTACGAAGCTGGAGCTTTGCGCTTTTATAGCAAAACTGAAAAACGCGATAGCTGAATGCCAGAAGAAAGACGCGAAGCTTTGCCCGGGAACCTGGTGCGCAAAAACTTTCTGCCCGGCGCAGGGAATTTGTCCGGCTCTTAGGGATAAAGCGGTAGCCGTGGTTGACAACTCGGTTACAACTTTAAATTTCCCTGACCCGGCAAAGTTGTCACCTGAAGAGATAGCCAAAGTCCTTGAAGCATCTGGCATGATCTCTTCCTGGGCAAAGGAAGTCCACGCTTACGCCAAAAGGCAAGCTGAAGAACTGGGCGTCCAGATCCCCGGACATAAGCTGGTGGCCAAGAAAGGGCGCCGGGCGTGGACGGACGAAGTGGCAGTAGAGAACGAGTTCGAGCATGAGTTTGGGGATGATATTTACGACAAGAAACTGAAGTCTCCAGCCAAGCTCGAGAAAGTAGTAGGAAAAGATCGCGTGAAAGAACTTGTAAGTATTCCGGACAGGGGCGTTGAGCTCGTACCGGAAAGCGCAAAAGGTGAAGCGGTGGTCGCTTCTGCCGGGCAAGTTTTTAATGTGATCAAATAAAAGAAGGAGAACGAGACAATGGCAAAGAAAGAGTTCACAGGAATCAACCTGACATTACCAACATGCCGACTGGCATTTCCGGTAGTCTTCGAGAAGAAGATGAATGATCTTAAGGGCAAAGAAGAGTGGTCTGTTACGATGCTCTTCGAGAAGGGAAAAGAAGATCTTGCCAAGCTTAAACAGACTATGATCCAGGCCGCAAAAAATGAGTTCGGTCCGGACGTAGACCTGGGGGAGCTTGATCTCAAGAGGATCAAAGATGGGGACGCGCCCAAAGCTGACGGTACAGAGCAGCGTCCGGAGTTTAAGGGGCAGTGGGTTGTGAAAGCTGCGACCAGGCTGAAGGCCCCGGGGGTTGTGGATAGCCGCGTACAGAAAATCCTTGACCCGAATGAGATCTATTCCGGCGTCTTTGCGAATGTGAATGTGACGGTTAAAGCCTACGGCCAGCCGAACAGGGGCGTAACGCTTTACCTGAATCATGTTCAGAAAGTGAAAGATGGCGAACAGATCGCGGGCGGTCCGCGTGAAGCTGATGTATTCAGTGAGTTCGACATCGCTGAAGCAGATGTAGACGCTCAGGTAGATGCTGGTGCGGCTGACATGGATGGTATGTTCTCATGAGGAAAGTGCATCTTGACTTCGAGAGTAGGTCAAGAGTGGACATATGGGTGTCGGGGGCGTACGTTTACGCCTCCGACCCATCCACTGAGATCATGTGCCTGGCGTATGCAGTAGACAACGGGCCGGTTAAGCTGGTTCGGTGGAATGACATACTCATGGCCGAGCTTTCGGATCCTTTTGAAGAGCTCCGGGAATTGGCGGGAGCTGAAGACACACTCTTCTACGCCCACAATGCGCTCTTCGAGCAGCTTATCTGGGAGCACAAGCTCCGGGCTTTCGGTCTGCCGCGGCTTCCTATAAATAGGTGGCGCTGTACTGCGGCCAAAGCCCTGAGCCACGGCCTCCCCAAAGCTCTTAAGGACGTAGCCGCTGCCTTAAAGACCGGGGAACAGAAAGACATGGGCGGCCGGGCAGTTATGCTGAAAGTCTGTAAGCCGAACAGCAAAGGAGAATGGGAAGAAGGGGCGGATCTCATCCGACAGCTCGAAGACTACTGCGCCCAGGATGTTGCAACAGAGCGCGAAATCGATCATGCTCTCCCAGAACTCCAGGCCTTTGAGCAGTACGTCTGGTTCGAGGATCAGCTTATCAACCAGAGAGGGATAGCAGTAGACGAAGACGCCCTGGAAAAATGCCTGGCGCTCATCGACGAAGAGACGGCTTTGTTAAAGCAAGAGATAGCTACCTTGACAGATGGCGCGCTGGATAGTGTATCCCGGCGGAACGCGGTCCTTCAGTATTTTGAGAAGAATGGGGTTAAACTCCCGGATTTCACCAAAGCTACGGTCGAGAAGGCCCTGAAATCGGGCAAAATACCCCCAAAACTGGCCCAGATCCTGCGTATTCGGCAGCAGCTAGGGCTTACCTCTACCGCGAAATATAAGGCTCTTAAAACGGCATTATGCGAGGATTCCAGACTCCGGGACATACTCTTATTTCACTCTGCCTCAACTGGCCGATGGGGTGGAAAGCTTGTCCAGATGCAAAATCTTCCCCGAGGTACCATATCTGATACAGATGTAGCAGTAGATCTCATAAAAAGCACCGATCTTGAGACTGTCCGGATGATGTACGGCAACGTCATGGGGGCCCTCTCAAGCTGCGTGAGAGGTATGTTTGTGTCCGCTCCTGGGCATGATCTCATAGTGGCAGACTACGCGGCAATAGAGGCCCGGGTCCTTATGTGGCTGTGCGGCCAGGATGATGCGGTAAAGATGTTCCATGACGGCGAGGATATCTATGTGAAGATGGCCGAACGCATAGGTCCTAATGCCACGCGCCAGCTTGGTAAACAAGCGGTTCTTGGCTGCGGGTATGGGATGGGGCCGGATAGATTCCGGGGGACATGCGCCACATATGGCATTGAAATCTCTGCGACGCTCGCCGAAACTGCGGTGAATGCTTACCGTGGCACATTTAAAAAGGTGCCCTTTACCTGGTACTCATACGAACGGGCCATGAAAACGGCTATTATCACAAAACAAACTTTGAAGAGAGGTAAAATAACATGGGAATACAAAGGGGAATTCTTATATTGCTATCTTCCTTCTGGTCGCTCGTTGGCTTATCACAAGGCGAAGCTGGAGGGCGGGGAGATAAAGTATTGGACCACCAACTCAACTACAAAAAAATACCAAAAGACGGGCACTTATGGTGGGAAAATCATCGAGAATGTCACTCAGGCTGTGGCCCGGGATATCTTGGCGTATGCCATGCTCCGAGCGGAAAAAGCTGGGTACAAGATTGTCTTAACCGTACACGATGAGCTTGTGGCTGAAGTTCCAAAGCCGTTCGGAGGCGTGAAAGAATTTATTAATATCATAACCGCTGTGCCGAAGTGGGCAGAAGGCTGCCCAATAGCGGCGGAAGGCTGGCGGGGAAAAAGGTATCACAAATGATACATGAAGGAAAAATCCCGGGGAGAAAGATCAGGGGGTGTAAATCCTACCCGGAAGCAGTGATGCTCGAGTTTTGTAAAGAGTGTAAGGGAGTAATTCGAAATAACAAATGCGTTAAATGCGGAAAGGAAAAAGAATGAAAAAAATTATTATTCTACTGTTGCTGATTTTCCCGGTTATGGCTTACGGAGATGTGCCGGCAGAAATAAAATCGGAGAGAACGGCACAGCTTCAGCAGGAGATCCAACAGATCAACCAGAGGATTCAGCAGCATCACGCGGAGATCAAGCGCCTGGAAGCCCTGGGCTACCAGAAGATGGGCGCGATTAATGAGATCAAAAAGATTAATGATCTCATAGCCGCGCGTAATGCTGAACTGGAGGAAGGAGCCCTTAATGAGCAGACCGATGCGAATACCGAGCAAGAGACTTCTGAGGGGGAACAGGGGACTGGGGACGAAGCCCAGGGAGAATGACGGAGAATGGATATTAAAGGCCTTAGCGATTATGTGGATCTGCATTCTCGCTGCCATTTTGCTGGCTTATGCGGCGTAAAGAAGGTGATACTGTTTTAGACCCGTTCTTCGGAAGTGGCACAACGGGGTGGGTGGCAGAACAAATGGATAGAAAATGGAATAGAAATAGCTAAGGCTAGGATAAAGGGGGAATGATGAGGAAAGAGATAGAGAAGATAGTGAAAGATAAAATAAGGCATACCCCTATTGCAGGTGATTGGGATGGAACAAGGGCTATCTTTATGAACGAGACAGTTATGAACAATCTTGCCGACAAAATCTGCTCACTTATAGTAGAGAGATATAAAAAGCTATCTATGCTACCACCAGATAAGATATACTTTGAGTTAGAGAACCGAATCAAAGAGATAAAGGGGGAATGATGATGGAATACAATATAATCTACGGGGATTGTTTAAAAGAACTGCGAACAATGGAAGATAACTCGGTTGATAGTATAGTTACCGACCCACCTTATGGACTGTCATTTATGGGCAAGAAGTGGGATTATGATGTGCCGTCAGTTGAGATATGGAAAGAATGTTTAAGGGTGCTTAAGCCAGGTGGTCATTTATTATCTTTTGCAGGTACTAGAACACAGCATAGAATGGCAGTAAATATTGAGGACGCAGGGTTTGAGATTAGGGATATGATAGCTTGGGTATAT